TATCAGGTTGGACACAGTTTGTTCTTGATAACAACTCTATTGGTGTTGTTCAGAAGACTCAGTCTCAGTTGCATCAAAATGCTCTAAGTGCTGGTTTCCAATTTGTAGAGTATAGAGCACCTAATGGTGTAAGGGTTAAGATTGATGTAGACCCATTCTATGATGACCCTGTTAGAAATAAGATACCACACCCACAGGGTGGTGTTGCCTTCTCTTACAGATATGATATTATGTACATTGGTACTATGGACCAACCTAATATCTTCAAGTGTAAGATTAAGGGTGATAATGAATACAGAGGCTATCAGTGGGGATTAAGAAATCCATTTACAGGACAGATAGGCAATCCTTACATGTCATTTGATGAGGATGCTGCTGTAATACACAGAATGGCTACTCTTGGTATCTGTGTTCTTGACCCAACAAGAACTATGTCATTGATTCCTGCTATTTTGCAAGGATAAACTATAAAGGGGAGTAGGGGTAACTCCTGCTTCCCTTAATTTATTTTTATTTCTATTAAATAAGGAGAAGATATGTCAAAGGAAAAGGAAGAAGTAGATTATGGTACACTTGGTTTTGAAGTAGATGATACAGCACTGCCATTGAGGGAAGTGCCAAAAGAAGAGGAAAAACCTGCAAGGAGAAAACCAAAAGCCTCACAGGAAGTGAGAAATATAGAAGAGGATGGTGATGAGCAGTTGATAAGCTGTTTAAGAAATGAGAGAGTAATTGTCAGATTCATTCCCAAACTGGGAGGAATATGGGGAACTAACCCTAAACATCTTCTTGCTGGAGGTATGGCAGAAGGGTCTGTTAGAGTATTTGTAGTACCTAGGCTGTCATCAGGCATGTATGTCAATGTACTTACAGACAAAGAGAAGGCATTCTTGGAAGATGTAATGGGCTTGGAATACAATGCTCTAAGTATCTATAAGAAGGTAGATAACTTCTGGAATGATTCTAATGAGAGTGGGATAAATAAGGTAAGACTGACAAAGCAGGATAATTACCTTAACCTGTCCAATCCGGAAGATTATATAAGATATAAAATACTCTTGGCTAACAAGGACTTTGTTGCACCATCATTGCAGGCTTTGCAAGATAGACCTAAGGCTTCATATCAGTTTGTCATCATCTCTGAGAATGATGAGACAAAGACTGCTCAGGATAATATGAGCACTACAATGAAGTGCTATAAGGAGTTTGGAAAGATTGAGAGTGATGTGGATACTTTGAGAGTTATCATAGAGACTGTTGATGGAAGACCTACATCTCAAAATGCTAAACTAGAGTTCTTGCAGACTAAGGCTAATGAGCTTATTCAATCCAATAACAAGCTCTTCCTGAAGGTTATCACTGACCCAATGTTACCTACTAAGGTATTCATCAAGAAGAGTATAGAAGCAGGATTGATTTCAAATAGAGGAGGTTTCCTATACTTGAGAAGTGACAATACTCCACTATGTGAGGCTAATGAGGAACCTACATTGAATACAGCAGCCAAGTACCTGAACTCTCCAAAACATCAGGAAATCAAGTTTTCCTTGGAGGCCAAGTTAAAATAAAGAAGAATATAAGATTATGACACTACAGGAGTTTTCAGATGAATTTGACGTTCTCTACAATAACATATCCAGTAACCAAGCTCCGGGCCTTAATGAGTATGAAAAGTCTGTGTTTCTCACAAAAGCTCAGAATGAGATAGTAAAGAACTACTTTACTTCTACCCAAGGAGGTAACAAGTACCAGCAAGGGTTTGATGATTCTGCCAAAAGACAAATAGATTTCTCTACTCTTCTAGTGCAAGAAGCCTGTCCCTTGATAAAGGTGGATTCCAAGAGGGGAACTGATATTTTGGAGGGTGTCACAATCCCCGGAAATATCTATGGCAGTGCTCCTGAAGCTGTATTATTCAATGCCCCTAGCTTTATTGACAAAATACTGTTAGTGGTATCAGAAAGGATAATCATTAAGGATACAGATAATAATGTAGATAAGTATTATCAGGTAGTGCCTATAAAATTAGATAGCTTGCTTAATAACCTGAGCAAGCCCTATGGAAGACCTTTAAAGAGGCAAGTGTGGAGAGTTATAGAGACTTTTGGAGACCCTAAAGGGTCTGAAGACCAGACTGTAATTCCCACAAAGTACAATGGATTCAGGTTTATATTGCATGATGCAGATGAGAAATTCCTAGGAGAATCTGGAGGTGAAAGTCCAGGGGATACCAAGGCCATTTACTTTATCACATACCTAATCAAGCCTAAGCCAATAGTATTGGAGGACTTGGTTGGTGTATCAGTAGATGGAGAATCACAGCAATCTCCATGTGTCTTGAATAGTGAACTACATCCTGAAATTCTTCAAAGGGCAGTAGAGTTAGCTAAATCTGCTTATATGGGAGATTTGAAAAGTAGTGTTGAACTGGGACAAAGAAGTGAATAATGACAACTGAGGAATTTTCTAATGAATTTGATGTTCTATTGAACAGTTACTCTTCAGGTGGAATTGAGTTCAACGAGTATGAGAAATCAATCTTTCTTACAAAAGCCCAAGAAGACCTGTTAGTGGAATTATACAATGGTAAGAACCCATTCAGGGAATCATTTGAAGAGACTGAGGAAATAAGGAGATACCTGAGCAACTTGGTGAAGACTTATACCACTACTGAAAAAATAGCAGACATTACTGGAATATCTGATAAGTCTGTATTCTTCAAGTTACCTAGTGACTTGTGGTTTATAGTTTATGAATCAGTTGAACTGAGGGATGATAAGCTAGGCTGTAAGGATGGTAACCAAGTACTTGTGGTACCCACTACCTTGGATGATTACTACAATACATATAACAATCCATTCAGGGGTCCGGGATACAGGAGAGTCCTGAGACTTGATATTGATAATGGGATTGCAGAAATAGTATCAAAGTATAATATAAGCAGGTACTTAGTCAGGTACCTATCTAAACCCAACCCAATTATATTGGTAGCATTGCCTGCCCATCTAAACATAAATGGAGAAAGCAAGATAACAGAGTGTGATTTACATCCTGCATTGCATAGGGTAATACTTGATAGGGCAGTAGGACTTGCAATAGCAAGCAAGGGTTTGGATACAAACAGAACAAAATAAACTATTGTGTAATTTAATATTAAATTAAAATGGCAACATTTAGTACAAATCAGGTAAGGCAATTTTATGTAGCAACTGCATTTAAGACTCCCCATGTAATTGAGTCTGACACTGCTGGTGCTATTGCAGTATCAAATGATACTGAAAAGAAACACCTGTATTTTGAATATAAGGGAGCTGATAACAGAATGAGAAGTGACCTTATAGATATAGAAAACATTCTCTATGCAAAGGCAACTAGTGCTGATAGCATGGCTTACAAGATGAAGTCAGCTACCATAGCATTGGATTCAAGTGTTAATGGTGGTGCTCCAGTTGCAGGTCAGGATTATATCCTAAGAATTGCATTTAAACAGTATGTGGGCATGTCTGATGAGGACCAATACTTCAAATATGGCATGGTTCATGCTTATTCTGGCATGACTGCTGATGTGTTCTACAAGACTCTTGCTCAATCTATTGCTAAGAACTTTAGCAGGGAAATAGTTCCCTTGATTAAGATTGAGGTACATAGTGCTGCAACCAAGAGCGAGGGAGGATTTGATGCAAATGGTTATATGACAGTAACTCCTTCTACTAAGGATAATGGCAAGAGTGATAGTACTAACCCATACTATGATGGTACTTCAGCAATTGTAGCTGACATTGACAGCATCAGAATTACTGAGGTAGAACAGCCTTGGAGATTAGGTGTTATGTCTCAGACACCAGTATATTTCACTGTACAGCCAGTTGAAATAATTGTAGATGGGGATGAGAGAATTTGGGGTACTGTAGAAATGGGTACCAATGGTACAATAGGTAATGGTAAGGTTATTGCAGACTTAGAGTACTTCTGTATGGGTGAAAGAGGAGACATCTACAGAGGCATTGGCTGGCCTAACAACATTCCTACCACTTATCTGATAGACCCAAGCAAGACATATAATGTGCTTGATATACACTATGCCTATGTAGGCAGCAATGAGTCAGTACAAAAGTCTGAAAAGACAATAACTATTGCTTGCGCAGATAAAGCAGTTCTCAATCAGATAATCGGTGCAGTGAAAACTGCTACAGGACTTACTATTGCAGACATCTCCTAAAAGCGAGATACAAATAAGGAGACTTTTATAGTCTCCTTTTTTTT